CGCATCGCACTAGTGACCACGGCAATAACCTGCTCTTCAACAGATATAGATTTTGATCTTACCCAAATTGTTAACATTTTCTCGATAGATGAATGTTCCAAGGGCGCAAAATAGCAATTTACCTCAGGATTCAAAACCCATGTTCTCTTCAGAAAAGATGCTTCTCTTATGTTTATATAGGGTACACTCTCGGCCTCCTTATCTGCCATAGTATATCCTATATTCACTTTTGAAAATGCTAAGGCTATTGAAGTATGATGGAACCAGGGGCAGTTACTATTCACTGAACATATATTGTCATCTCCATATGTCATAAGAGCAACATTGTCTTTAAATGATATCGCTTCTCGGTCTGGATTCAGCTCATAATATGCATAGCGCATATACAAACAATTTACCAGACCATTAATAATAACAGTTAAAGGATGCCCAGATGGATTACTACCGTAAAATTGTATCAAATCACCATTATAATCAACTACAGGGTACGCTGTGTCAACAGCTATACCGTGTATGACCTTCATGTCTTCATCTGTAAAATTCTTCGATAATTTACATATATGAGCAAGTATATCAAAAGCTGCCATAATAAAATTCGGTGGCATGGTCTTATCAAATTTTCTATAATCCCCTGCTACAATTCGATCTTCACCGAATTCTGTTATGTACTGGTACATTTCTGTCCATTCCAATGATTGTGCTATCGTGCCCGGAGCTGATTCAAATAGATAACGTCTGTTTTGTATCAGACGCACAGAAGATAGCAAATACTTCCGCACAACAAAAGTAAAATCAAGTGGTGCACCCGTAAAAATACGAGTTTTCTTTGACTTCACTTTTTCAAATGGAAGAGCCTCATCTTTGAGATGTGCTGTGAACACAGGACAGTATCGTTCATCATGTTGGTATGTGTTTATTATATCATCAACTCGGTCTAATACTTCTTGGCTTAGTTCAACAGGATCCTGAAGATCCCCCAAGCCAGGTATAGATTTCATGAAATACTTTTTACCTTTACGCCATGGCGCTCCAGCACTAGTATTTCTATTGATTTTATCCACATAAGCGACGCCTGGTGCGCCATTAAGTGTGGTGACATCATCATACACTTGCAACATATCAAAATCATCCTGTGTAAGATCTGAAACAATATCATGCAGAAATGCATTCTTCACATGTTCCAATATATCGTTATCGATGGTACAAATTGGTTTTACCAAATCATTTAAACCAATATTCCATGGTTCCCATGATACCATCTCAGGAAGTCCACACGTTAACTTATAACCGTGATGGGTTAAATGTTCGAGCATGGGTGTTATTTCGACAGTACTTTTGGGTTTACCACGAAAACCGACAAACGATCCATATACATCAGCCACACCATCTCTGATATAGCGTATTGGAGATTTCTTATGCAATTCACCTAAAACACGTTTGGCACTTGGTGCGCTCAGTGCAGGTTCTCGTGATTGTATACTAAAATTTGGATATTTTTTCAATACATTATTGAATAAAGTTTGATCTATAGCAATAGCAACTACTCGATTATCTGCTCCCATAACATGGATACCCACAATTGTTTTACCAATTGCTGTATCACTCACCAATAGAGCTCCGCATTCGCCGTAAGTCGACGGTGTGGGTGCATAACCATCCCAAATATTAGTAATAATACCAAGTTTAACCAAATTTGCATTCAGTACTCTAGATATTTTCTTTATTGGTTTAGTTATTAATGATCCATCTTCATGACGATACACATGGCATCCATTGAAACTAGCATTGAAATCA